ACAATAAACTCAAGTCTTTAGGTCTATGGCCTCAAGATGTACCAATGCCTTACTGAGTTGCCAAGGTTTTAGAGGGTCTTGTACCCTCTTTTTTTGTGTGAGATAATGGTACAAACTCCATAGGATAGCTATGTCTGGACTACTCGCACCACAAGCCGAAATTACCATTGAAATTGCCCAACAAGAAGGCGAAAGCATGATTTCCGCCGAGGAAAACGCTAAAACTCGTACTTTCTTGATGGAAAACTGGAATCTTGGCCCTGAGAAAACAGCACAGCCAAACATGGACTACTGGCGCAAGCTGTCTAAAGTATGGCGTATTGCACCAGAGCAAGCCAAGCGTAACCTATGCGCTAACTGCGAATACTTCAACGATAGCCCTGATATGCTGGCTAAGATGGAATCAATCCCTGAAGACCAGTTTGACAAAGATGGTGGTGGTCGTGGTTACTGCGGTAAATTTAGTTTTGTGTGCCACAATTTGCGTACTTGTCAGGCTTGGGAAAAGGGTGAGCAACCTGAATCCGAGGGTGAAGACTACGAAAATGGCGACATGCCAGAAGGAGAATAATCTTGGGTACTACCAACCAGCAAGCCTTAGAAATGATGCAAAAACTTATGCAGAAAAAGAAGCCCATGCCTGTGCGTGGTGAGCGTACTGCAAAGAACAAAGCAAAGAAGCCGAAAGGTAAATAATGGCTGATTTAAGGGCTACTCCTTACGCTAACCCATTAACAGGGTTGTCTAACGATGTAATCCAAGGCTTACTTGGTTACATGAAAGATAAGCAACGAACTCAGCAGATGCAAGGTCTAGCTAGTTTGTTGGAAAGCACAGGAATCCCTAAAACAGTAGAACGAGCAGCATACGCTGAAAGTCCTACTGGTCTGCTAAACGCATTGACAAATGTAAATCGTGCCAATGTGCCATTGCTAAAGCCTGAGACTGCTGACGCATTGATGACCCTAGCACCAGTACCATCAGGTGCAAATAAAGCTGCTATGGCTGCTGGTCGTGCAGGTGAGCGTTATGCTGAGAAGGTAGTTCCACAGATTCTTGAGCGTGGTGGTTTGCCTGCTGGATTGCTTCAAGATTTGGCACAAGGAAGCAGAAGCCATATTTTCATACCAGCTACTAAAGATGAAGCACTTAAAGCATCAAAAATGCTAAAAAGTGGCAAATCTGAAAAAGAAGTTTGGCAAGAGATTGGTGTTGGCAAAGCACCAGATGGTGAATGGCGTAAGGAACTTTCAGATAAAAAAGCTGAATATGACCCTGAGGCATTTGTTGATTTAAAGATAAATAATCCAGAGTTTGACTATCTAAAAGACACTCAACCACTTGCTGGCGTGATGGGGCATAGTGAACTTTATAAGCAACTTCCTTATCTTGAGGATATTCCTGTTCATTTCATGCCAAACGAGCGAATGAAAGGTGCATATGCTGCGTATTCTCCAAAACATAACGCCATTACAGTAGGTGATACACATCCTGAAGAAAGATATTTAAGTAGCCTATTGCATGAAACGCAACACGCTATTCAGGAAAAAGAAGGTTTTGCTGTAGGTGGCAATGCAAGAGACTTTGCTAAATTGAAATATGAAGCAAACCAAAAGATTGATGAATTGAACAATCAAATGCGTTCAATTGTAAAAAAACTAGATGATCCTAGTTTTACTAAAGAAGATAAAGCTATATTGCGTAATCAATATGACCAAATCATGGAAGATAGGCAGAATTTAGTTTCTTCGGCTCAATTAGACCCAATGCAAATGTATGGTCACTTGATGGGAGAGGCTGAAGCTAGACTTACTCAGCGTAGAATGAATTTAACGCCAGAGGAAAGACTTGTAAACTATCCTTTTGAGTACACAGGTAATGTCGGATATGGTTTGGACGTTAAGCCTGAAGATTTGATTCAAATGTCACCAGAAGGTACAATCATCAAACGAGGTCTATTAGGCCCATAATATTGTCAGTAAGTATTAACTAACTTGACCAACCCTAGAGGAGTCAAACAAAATGAATAAATTACAGAGTAACAATTCTGAGAATTTAACCAATAGAGGTCGAGGACGGCCTGTAGGAAGCGTTAATAAGGCCACCAAGACGTTTAGAGACACTGTCAGTAGGTTGCTAGAGGATAACGCTGAAAACGTCTCTAAATGGCTTACAGAGGTTGCTGAGGGAAACCCAGACAAAGAAATAAAAGCAGACCCTAAAGGCGCTTTAACTTTGTTGGCTCAGATGGCTGAGTACGCAACTCCTAAGTTGAATAGAACTGAGATGACTGGTGCTGGTGGTGGCCCAATGGAGATTTCAGGCATCAACATCAATCTAAAGCGTCCTAATGCAGATTGACCTAGACTTTCCTGAAAAGTTAGGATTCCTGTTTGAGCCTTCACGATACAAGATTCTCTATGGAGGTAGGGGGTCTGGTAAGTCATGGGGTGTTGCTCGTGCTTTGATTGCTATGTCTGTGCAAAAGCCAATCAGGGTGCTTTGTGCTCGTGAGTTACAGAACTCAATCTCAGACTCAGTAATCGCCTTGCTTCATGACCAGATCAAATCTATGGGCTTGGACTCATTCTTTGATGTGCAAAGAACGGCCATCTATGGGGCTAATGGCTCTGAGTTCTCGTTTGCTGGTCTAAAGCACAATGTCACATCAATTAAGTCATTTGAGGGTGTAGATATTTGCTGGATTGAGGAAGGCCAAGCGGTATCTAAGTCTTCTTGGGAAGTATTGATTCCAACGATTAGAAAGCCTAATTCCGAGATTTGGGTAACTTTCAATCCTGACTTAGATACTGACGAAACCTACAAGAGGTTTGTTATTGCGCCGCCACCAAGCGCACACGTTGTCAAAGTTAACTGGTCTGATAACCCTTGGTTCCCTAAAGTCCTAGAGGAAGAACTGGAAGACTTAAAGAATAAGAACATGGATTCTTATTTGAATGTCTGGGAAGGCCACACTAGGCAGATGCTTGATGGCGCTGTGTATGCCAATGAGTTACGTCAAGCACAGGAAGAAAGCCGCATTAAAGACTTGATTATTGACAAGACTATTCCAGTCCAGACGTTTTGGGACTTGGGATGGGCTGATATGACGTCTATCTGGTTTGTGCAGGTAATCGCAGGCGGCGAGGTTCGAGTGATTGATTTCTATCAGAACTGCCAAAAGCCAATTGACCATTACGCCAAGGTTTTGCAAGATAAAGGCTATATCTACAAGGATTGGTGGCTTCCACACGATGCTGAACACAAGAATATGACTGGCAAGTCTGTCAAAGATATTCTGACTGCAATGGGTTTTCCGATCAGGATTACACCTAAGTTATCGGTGGCCGATGGCATTAACAGTGCACGTATGCTGATGAACAGATGCTTCTTTGATGCAACTAGATGCGCTGATGGCCTCCAGAATTTGAGACATTACCGCTACGAGGTTGACCCAAACACCAAAATGTTTAGCAATAAACCGCTTCATGACCAACATAGTCACGCAGCAGACTCGTGGAGATATGCTGCTGTTGGTTTAGACGAAGGTGTATCGTCGTGGGGTAAATCTATCAACGTAGCCCCTAAATGGATTGTTTAACAGGAAAAAACCATGTATTTAGAACGTCAAGGGACAAATCTAGCCCCAAAAGTAAAAGAACTTGAAATGCGGATAGAAGTATTGGAAAATGTGGTAAAAGTATTACAATCCTCACAAAGACCTAAACTCGGTCGACCTCCGAAGGATACACATGGTACAGAACGACTTGAAGTCGATATTACAAGCAGAGTTGGATGACGCGATCGGATTCCTCGAAACGGAAACGGTAGAGCAACGCAAGCAAGCTCTAGAAGCCTATCTGCGCCAGCCATATGGCAATGAGGTTGAAGGCAAGAGCCAGATCGTTACTGGAGAAGTAGCAGAAGCCATTGATGGCGCACTTCCTAGCCTTGTTCGTATCTTTACAGGCTCAGACCAGATCGTAGTATTTGAGCCACAAGGCCCGCAAGACGAAGCATCTGCCAAGCAAGCCACAGATTACTGTAACTGGGTTTTCCATCGTGACAACGAAGGAATGGCTATTCTGCACGATTGGTTCAAAGATGCTTTGCTTCAAAAGAACGGAATTGTAAAAGCCTATTGGGAAGACAAAGAAGACATTACCAAAGAGCGTTACTT